AGACTTAAATTCAACCCCACGTCTACTATCAAAAGCATCCCCCATATGAATTACAGTATCAATCTCCTCTCCAATCAATACCGGAAAAAAGACGTCCTGATAAAAGTTCTCAAAATAATCATGAAAGAGTTGTGAACCCTTTCTTGCTCCATAATGAGTGTCTGTAATAATAGCTACACGCATTAATTTCTCAATTTAGAATGCACGCTATCTTTGATAGAGTTATACTCTGAATAATTAGCACTATCCATATCATTAGCATCAAAGACTTCATCAAAATTAGTCTTTTCTAAAATCTTATTCTTAATTTCTAATTGCTTTTTCTCTTGCGAAATCCTTCTAAGGAAAGCATAATAAATTATTTGAGTAAAATAAGCAAAGGGGTTTTTAGATTTCTCTGGATTAAAATTAGCAATATATCTCACACAATTTTCAATACCATCACATATCATATCATCCTTAAACATATAATTCACAAAGTTAGGCTTATATGATAAATGATTAGCAATCTTTAAAAAACATTCACCAATATACCTAGGTATTTGAGGTTTAGGTTTATCATTCAATGCAGCCCTTTCCACCTCAGCAAAATAATTCTCTAGGGCAGCCAAGAACTCTTTATTATTAACATAATGCTCGGATCTCTTAGGAGTTCTCTTCATTGTCCCATAAGCAGGGGTAAAAGGCATAATATATCCTTATCTTTAAATAGATTATAGCAGACAATCTACCTAGTTGACAAGTATATGAAATATATGTAGAATAGGTTTGTTAAGGATGGAAGGAATTTACTACTTATTATTATAAATCTTTTCTAACATTCCTTTTGCTTCATTCACATTACCGATATATCCCATTTTTTTAGACATCTTAGTACGATTCTTCTTGTTAGATTTTTGGATAAAATCTTGATAATAATTAATCATCTCTATATCTTCTGATTCAGACATCGTTAAGATATCATCTAGATTCATAATATACATATCTTCTGAAGAAGTTTTGATCCAGGGTTCAAATTTATATCCCATACATTGATTTCTCATTTTAACTTCTTCTATAACTACCGGATTAGAAACTAGCAACATGGTTCTATCCTCCTCATCAGATGCTGCTACTTTAGCAAATATTTCTTCTCCACTATATTTTAATTTAAGCGTTGCATAAAAATCGTCTTCTATCATCCAGATTCTCCTTTTCTAGTCTTTTATGTTGATTGATGTAATTTCATAGTTAAATTGCTCTTGTACATAAATTTTTACTCTTTCAATAAAATGATTCAAAGTATAATTTTTTCTTGATCCTTTAGTAAGATCATCAGCAATATCATAAAGTTTTGCTTTGGTTTTATTCTTACCTTTTCTAAGAACTCTTCCAATACTCTGTAAATTCCTTATACGAGATTTGGAAGGAGAGGCGAAAATAACATTATGCAAATTTTTAATATTGATGCCTGTACTGAAAGTGCCATAAGAAGCCACTATTATAGCATTATTTTCTTCTTCAGTTATCTTTCTAACTGATTCCCTGTCTTCAGCATCAACTCCTCCATGAATGAAAAAAACCTTTCTTCCATGGGTTACATTTTTATTTATCATTTCATAAAGCACCTTCCCATGAGTTTCTACTCTGCTATAAAGCATCAATGTATTACCCTTTAGATCTAATGCTAGATTGCAAAGAAATTTATTTCTTTTTTCGTGACTTATTAAAAATTGAATTTCATCTTCATAGGTATCAAACTTCTTAGGAGTGTATTTAAGAACTACGCATTGGATATCTAACTGAGAAAGATGTCCTTGTTCAATTAAATCCTTAGTTTGAGTTACTTGATACGATGGTCCAAACAAACCCTCTAAGACCCATTTATGAGTCTGTGTGCCATCTAAAGTACCAGTGAACCCAAACCTATACTTTGCATGATGTAACATGCCCATGATCCCTACAAGTGATTTGCTCTTGAACAAATGAGCTTCATCTCCTATTATCACATCATAATCTTCGAAAAATCCTTTATCTAAATTATAAACAGATTGCCAAGTAGTAATGGTAACTTCGTTAACATTGGTCCTTTCTCTACCAGCATATATCCTATGGCAATGATTTTTAGCATCCCATCCATATTCTTCAAAATCTTTAAACATTTGTTCCACCAAAGAAGTGGTAGGAACTACTAAAAGAACTTTATTCTTCCTCCCTACAAAATATCTGGTAATAGCGTAGATCATTAAAGACTTACCAGATGCAGTAGGAGAAATTAGTAATTTCCTATTATATCTGAGTGCATCATAAACAGCATCTATTTGATAATCTCTGGGTTTAAAACTGGTAATACTCTTCATATAATCTTTCACACCAGCCTTAGAAATCATTTCATTGATTTCGAAAGGAAGACCATAAAATTTATTATCTTCAAATTTATAGGTATATTCGTGATTCTCACAGAATGCTATAATTTTATCCAAAAGACCAACATAGATTCTCTTGGTTTTCATATTAAACAAATGAACATAACCGTCCCAAAACTTACCTCTATATTGAGGCATGAATTTTTTATTAGGAACTTCAAAAGTAAACCTATCTCTTAATTCATATTCAATATGAGGTTGAGTATCTATTTTAAGATACACCTCGTTTACTTTTTGGATAGTTAAATCACTCACTACACACATTCATGTACTAGTATTTATTACCCCAATCCAGAATTAAACCTCATAAATTCGATAGCATTCTTTACTTGATAAGTTCTATTTTAAATTACTTTTAATATACTCTCTAAGTATACCAACATTGCATCATAATAATCAATCTTCAATGAAGTATTGGAAAGTTTCTCATCTGCATCCAAATACTTTTGCATAGTATCCTTATCCCGTATCTTCTTTGGAAAGGGATTCTCTACATATACCTCGGGGTCAGATTTGCCAGAAAAATATTCATAACGCTCATGACGAATATTCTTACGTTGCTGTTCTGCTTTCTTTCTCAGGAGGAATATAGTATTATATAATTGAAAGTATTTTGCATGAAGAGATGGGATCTTCAATGATTCTGTATGTAAATTATCAGGATCTATTTTTGCATCTTCTTCCCACATCTTCTGGAGTTGATCCAGATCGATCATTGTCAAGCGCTTATAATATTGTATATATTATACTTGAAAGATACCTCTGCTGTAAAGTATTCTAAGTCGGTTTGTGTAGCATCAAAATTTAAAGTACTTAAACTATAAGGAAATAATCCATCAAAAACAACCTTGAATCTTGGAAGATTTACATTATCTAAAATAGTCAAGGTTCCATCAGAAAATAAATTTATTTCTTCTGTATATTTTGCTTTAATTGTATGAGAATCATCGTTTTGAAAATCATATATTTGATCTAAACTTTCCGGAAATCCTATTCCTCTTATCCAATTTTGAATTTCCATATAATTTTCTAAATCTTCATCAACTAAAAATCTTAAAGTCAAATCTTCAAAATCAATCTTGTCCCCAGGTCTAGGAATATCCTTCAAATAAGATGGTTGATTAGCAATTCCTAAGGTTAGAGCAGGAACATTCACTTGATTTCCAAAATAAGAAATCTTAGGTGCTCTAGAAACTAGAAATTTAAATCCAGTTGGCGCTAGAAAGTTCCTATTTACTATCTGATTACTCAGAGCTTTCTTATTGGGATCTTTTTCTTGTCTTATTCTGGTAGAAGCCATTAGTTCTCATCTCTGGACATCTGTTCTTCGAGTTTAGACTTAGCAGCTTTAACTCCTGCCAATCGCTCCTCAAGAGTATCTTGCCAAAAATTATACATCTTAAGTTTGAATGCACGACGGTCTTCTAGACTCATCCTTTTACCACAAATCATTTTTCTACGCAGGTCTCCTTATATATTTATATTAAAGCATAAAAAAAGAGGACCCAGAGGGTCCTCTTGAAATGTGAATGGAATATATCCATCTATATCACATCAGATTTTTCACAGCAACTCTTCTGTAGTAGCGGTTGGCATTAAGTCTGAGTCTTCCAAGACCCTGTTCTGTACCTTCAGCAAATGGGTTGGCAACAATACCATATCTGGTCTTAAAGCCAATTTTGGGCTGGAAGGAGTTTTCACCCACAGCACGAACCATTTGTAGAGGAACATATGGGCAGTAGAATATACCAGCATCATATGGTGAAGAACCTTTGTAACCACAAACATAGTACTGATTACCAGAGTTGGTAGCAGTATTAGTTGT